AAAGCAGAGAAGAGAAAAGTTAACATTGAATAACCAGTTCATAGGTCAATGTTTGACCATGAAAACTAGGAATATGTTTGTAGATAACATAGGCTTCCAAGCGTCATTGAAGCCAGAAGAGAAATTCACGCGCGAAATGATGTCTTACTCTGCTGACTTACTACTCGAATGGCAAAGTGAGACATTACCCGCGGCTGCGTATAAATTGATTGAGATGATTGAGAGTGAATACTTTCCACCAAATTATACGCATTGTGAGAATAAGTATGGTAATTGTCCATTCGTAGGTGTATGTAAGTCTGACAGGAATATGAGGGAAGAGGAAATAAGGTTAAATTTTGTAAGGGGTCCAGAGTGGAATCCAACGAATATAGAAGGAGAATAATAATGCCAGAAACTATGTATAATGTTGAAGTAAAATTTAAAGGTTCTAAACGATGGGAATATGTAGCACAACACTATTATAAAGAGCAGGCAACTAGATTAGCAGTCGTTAGATGGAGCAATTCAAGACAAACACATCCAGATGCAAAATTTAGGGTTAGAAAAGTAGTTAAAACTGTAGTTTGGAAATTAAAAATAAAATGATTAACAAACAGTTACTTCCAGTTCAGAAATGTTTCGTATGTGGCTCTGAAGCACAGCCCAATAATCATTTCTGTTCAGAGGAATGTGCTGAATACTACATGCAATATTTGACAAATGAGATGTTGAAGCATCATATAATTCAGAATGTAATGAAGAAGGAAAAGAACTAATGATTACTGAACAAGAAGCTAAACATCTCCTTGAAAGTGCAAGGGATGAAATGAAAATGTTAGGATGGGATGGGCAAGAAAGAATAGCAGGAATTATATGGCTAACTTTTTTAGTAAAAACTCTATATGATTCACCGCTTCCCATGAATCATAAGAAGTTTCCTGATTTGCTTAGAATTATGGCAAATATTTTACAGGTAATAAGTGATAAAAATAATTAGATTCCTAATTCGATATTTCAAGTATTATCGACATGATATGTATATGTCAGATAATTGGTTGAGGAATCAGATATGACTGATGTATTTTTGGTAACACAAAAAAATTATCCATCAGTATTTAAGGCATTTGAATTAATATCACATGATTGCGGGCGCCAAGCAGGACATACAAATTATGCGGTTCCCTTAAAGTGGGATAAAACCATAGAAACGATTGAATATGATTTAACTCGTTTACTGGTAGGGGCTGATTCTGATTTTGAATGTTTATGCACGGGAGATATGGGGGAAAGCGCCAAAATAGTTAAGGATTATAAATTAGAAGTAGCAGACCAATTATTACAGGAATTTTTCGAGGAATTTTCCTAATGTGTGAATACAATCAATGTAAGGAGAAATGGTGTGTAATAGTATGGGGCCTTAAATTATGTGCATTATGTTATTGTCAAATGTTCTATGCTAAATATGGAGTGAAACGATGAATGACGAAGACTTTTTAGTTCTTAAAAAAGCAATAGAAACCATTCAAATGAATCCAAATATAAAAAGATTGGATGGAACTAAATGGTCCGTATATATTGTAGGGACAATAATCAGAGTGGATATTAAACAATGAGTCCAACCTTAGAAAACATTGATTACAGCAACTTGTATTGTTTATTCAAAGGAGAACCCGGAACACGTAAATCTACATGCGCGCTCAGTTTCCCCAAACCCATGTATTTCGTGTCATGGGATAGGAAAATGGATGCATTAGGTTTACCAATGAGAGCATGGGGAATTAATCCTAAAGAAGTGGTTTATGATGATTACAATGATTGGGATAAGGTCAAGTATAAGATTGAATCATTTCTGATTACTTGTCCATATAAGACCCTAGTAATAGATAGTATTACATCAGGTGGCGATGCAATGGTTCGTCAAACCATGTCCACTAAACAAGGTGGTAAGAAAATAGGAACAATTAGTGTAGGTGGCTTTGACGAGTGGAATGCAGAATCAAGTGCATTAACAGAAATGATTGCATTAACTAAGGATTTACACGTAAATAAGAAAGTTAATGTAATTCTAATTGCACATATAGTTCAGAAAGAAATGAAGTCGCCTAATGGTGATACTCATATGGCGCGCGTTTTAGTTACAGCAGGTAAAACAATTGCTCAGAAGATACCTGCATATTGTTCAGAGGTTTATCACTTTAACATTAAAACAGGCGCAATTGTTGGTGCAGGAGGTAAGTATGCTTTAAAAACAACACATACAGGCGATGATTTTGCTAGAACTTCCTTACCACTTGAGCAGGAAATAGAGTTTGGTAATGAACCATTGTATGATAAGTGGCTCTTACCGGCTATTAACAAAATGAACCAACCAACAACAAACAAAGGACAATAACAATGCCTATCGTTCAATATAGCAAGCGTGATCTTCTTCGTGACAAGTTAGTTACTCCAGCATGGTATCGAGTATTGATTGATGAAGTCAGTGATTGGAAGCCATCTAAGGATGGACAGAGTAAGAATATGGTAGTAGAAGGAACTATTCTGTTTAATGCAGAAAATGGTTCCAAAGAATTTGCGGATGTTCCCATTGGTGGAATGGGTGCATGGAACTTCAATACAAAGGCAATGGGCTTTTCCAAAGGATTGACTTATTCTGTTGCAAAGCAATGTGGGTTCAATCCCGAGGATATTACGGAGAACACTCAGATTGATTTTAAGCAATATGAGGGTAAACAAGTTGATGTGTTTATCATCAACGATACATATGAAGGTCGATTAAAGAATAAAGTCGATCATAGGTATCGTGAACCTAATCTTGAATTGACTGGTAACTGAGATCGGAGATAAATAATGTGGAATTTACAGGAAGATGATGCTCCAGAGGTTGAAGATGACGAAATTGAAGGGGAAGATGAAGAAACTGAAGAAGAAGAGGAAGATGTAGATGAAGATTCACCTGATGATGATACTGATCTATAAGACTGAAGTCTGTCTTTCATGTTGTTGCCAACAGCATGATTAATACTCTTGCTTTACCCCTTGGTAAGAGTGAGTATGACTAGAGTAGGTCGGTCAGTAATTATTAGGTGATAGGGCGCGCGCTTGAATTATACAATGATACCCCGATGTTTCATCAGAGGTAGCTAACGAATAAGACAGGCGCGCGTCCGTCTTTTATAGGAGAATGAAATGGAAGTAGTAATTAAACGAAAAGTCATTGTAGATTTTGATGTCCAATTTCCAATAAATATGAAACCTGAACAGGTATCAGGAATCATTAGGGATTATATTCATTGTTTAAGATTCGTTGTGGGAATGGCTGAAGTGAGTATGTATCTACCAGATAACAAAATAGTTCAAAAGGCTATCAAAATCGTTAGTAATGAAAGTGTGAATTAAAATGGCTATCATGGATAAATTCAAGGAACCGATGATTCAGGAAGATACTGAACCCAATAGTAATAGAAGAGTTCAGGGTAAGATCATTCTAATTAATGAGAGTGGATATGGTTTTATCAGTTCAAAGGAAATTCCATTTAGAAGAATATTCTTCCACTGGTCTTTTCTTGAACAAGATACATTGAAGTGGGAAGAATTAGAAGAAGGTATGCAAGTGGAATTTAAACCGCTTGATATTCCTGAGAAGGGATGGAGAGCTATTAAGATAAAGGTATTGGGGGATCAATGACTGAAATGTATATAAATACTGATATTGAATTAAAGATAGGACAAATTGAATTAGGGCAAATTTCAACTCCAGATGGATATAGACCCGCGGTGGTTAAATGCATTCGTAAGGCTGAATTAAATGAATATCTTGAATTTGTGGAAAAACATGATTTATCACATTTAGTTAGAAAAAATATAACGAAAATGCATTTTTATTTGGTGCAAATACTTGACTGATAAAGTATATGTCCCAGGAATGGGTTCAGCGGGCGCGCAATTAATAATTCTAGGCGAAGCCCCATCATTTCAAGAGGTTCAGGAAGAGAAACCATTTGTTGGGCCTAGTGGAAGGGAATTGGATAGGTTATTAAAGGATGCAGGAATAAATCGTTCAGATTGTTGGTTAACGAATGTGTGTAAGTATATGGTTCCTCCTAATGTGGGTGGTAAAAAAATACCATTTCATATCCGAGCCAAACAGGCAGATATAGATATAGAGGAACAACTAAATGAACTTAGGGAAGAAATTAATTCCATTAAGCCGAACTGTATACTTGCGCTCGGCGGAACTGCATTATGGGCTTTATCTGGCAAAACAAAAATTACTAATTTCCGTGGAAGTATTTTACACGGGATGGGAAGGAAATTCGTTCCAACATACCACCCCGCGCACTTATTACACCAAGCGAAAGGGTCAGAAATCAAAGGATACTGGAATAAATTCATAATGGTTCTTGATTTTAAGAGGGCTTATGAGCAGTCTCAGTTTAGTGAATACGTCCTACCTCATAGAACACTTCATGTATGTAAATCCTCATATGAATTAGAGAACTTTTATGCACAATATAAAAAATGTAATAAATTATCGGTGGATATTGAAGCTGGTGGACATTGTTTACCTGTGTGTATTGGTTTGGCTTTTAATAATCACCACGGAATTACTGTTCCTTTATGGAATCGAGATGGTATATCTAGTATATCAGACAATGATCTCGTAAACTGTTGGCGTATCCTAAGCGAAATATTGGTGAATCATGAAATCATCGGACAAAATTTTAATTACGATAGAGATAAAATCAGACGATTGGGATTCAGTATTGGAAGATTTACCTCCGATACTATGCTCAAGGCTTTCACAATTAGTCCAGAACTTCCTAAGCGGCTCGCGTTCAACCAATCTATTTATACAGAAGAACCTTTCTATAAAGATGAAGGCATGTATGAAGGAAGCTACCAAGACCTAATGATTGGATGCGCCAGAGACGCATGTGTTACATACGAAATTGACGAAAAGATGGATAAGGATTTAGAAGAACTAGACCAGACTGATTGGTATAATAATTTCGTAATGAAACTTCCTGACTTCTATCTTGAAATTGAAAATAACGGTTTCCATGTAAATGAACAAAAGAGAAGTGAACTATTAAAGAAATACATAGAATGGGATGAGAAACTTCGATATGAGTTATTCAAACTTACTGGAACAAATATCAACTGCCAATCCCCTAAACAAATTGCTATACTCCTATTCGATACACTTAAATGTCCTAGGCGAGAAGGGACAGGCGAAGGGGAACTTACTAGCTTACTTAATTTACAATCGTTTACGGATACCGATAAACGTAGAGTCGTGGAACTTATACTTGAAGATCGTAGAGTCAGACGAACTATTTCGCATGATATCATGGCCTTACCCGATTACGATGGAAAAATGAAAACTACGTGCTTTCCATGTTTAGAAACCGGGCGCAGTTCAACAGGACAACAAGATCCACCAATAAGACCATCAATAGAGGTTTTAAATGAAGAAGGTAAAAAGAATAAAAAGAGTCTTGGGACGCCCTTCCAAACTAAAACTAAGCATGGTGATATTGGACCCGAAGTCAGGTCAATGTATGAGCCTGCAAGGGGAAATATATTCGTACAAGCAGACTCGGCGCAGGCCGAAGCAAGAGTAGTATTTTTACTTGCAGATGATGAACAAGCATTAAAGGATATAGACGAACATGATTACCATGCTCTCACTGCTTCTTGGTTTTTTGGTGGAACTGAAGATGATTGGTCAAAAAAGACATGGGGTTATGAACATCCTATAAGATTCGGAGGTAAAACCCTACGTCATATGGGACATTTGGGTGCAAAGAAAGCGCGCGCGGCCTCAGCAGTTTGCACTGATGCACGTAAATATAAAATTCTAAATGCAGATGGGACTTACTTTAAAATAGACGAGAAGTTTGCAGACGTAGCACTAAAAACATTCCATGCACGCCAGCCTAAGATTCAGAGTATTTTTCACGCTGGCGTGATTGAAGCATTAGGTCATGATAGAATACTTATATCATCGGTTCCATACGGAATCAATAGTAAGTATGGTGGTAAAAGAACATTTTATGAGCGATGGGGAGATGAACTCTTTCGTCAGGCATTCTCCTATATTCCTCAGAGATCAATTTCGGACAATACAAAAGCAGCAGGAATAAGAATAAAGAAACAAAGACCAGACTGTAAAATAATCCTAGAGGCACATGATGCATTACTATTTGAAATTCGAGAGTCTGAATTGGAGTCTTTTGTTCCTCTTGTTAAAGTTGAAATGGAAAGGCCAATTAGATTCGATACTTGTTCATTATCACGGAGAGAACTTATCATCCCATGTGAA